GTCTGTATTTGCTTTTAAATTCAAAGCCGTTACGTTAGAACTATTGTCAAAATTAGTCACGGTAGCTAATCTAGTAATTTCACTATCTGAAATAAGGGATTTACCTGTTACTTTATCGACTTTACCGCTAATATCTTGATCGCCTGTATTCGTACCGCTTAAATTTGTCCCTAAAACAGTTCCAGAAGCATTTATAGATGTTGGTGTTATATTTCCAAGCCCTATAACGGGTGTTGTGGTTCCTAGAGCAACCGTAACTCCGTTTGTTCCAGTGACAGATTTTAAAGTACCAACCGTGTTTTTCAAAACCCAGTTTACCTCTTTAGTAATTGAATCCTGGACTAAAATTCGTGTTGCTGAATTGTCTTTTGAATTCCCCGTAATTTTTAGCTTATTCGCTAAAGTAGTTTGCCCGAATGATACGGACGTAATTAGTAATAATAAATAGAGTAATTTTTTCATGTTTATTTTAGATTTCTGTTTGTACTATTGGTAAAAAATTGTTTGAATCCGTAAGAACCCCGCCAAGCCATTTTGCTTCTGACATTCGGATTGTGCCATCGTTGCTCCAACCGCAGAAAATATCGCCTATTTCGTTTATGGATAGATCGGTGTTACCGAAGCCTTTTTGAATGAATTTAAAGAGAGTATGCGGATTTCTTACCGCAGCAAGTGTTGATTTAGAAACCCACCCCATTTTACCCGTTACTGAATCTCTAACATATACAGTGTCCGAGTTTAAATCCTCAACTATATCTTTAAATACAATATCACCGTAAAAAGTCTGAAATAAATTCATAATAATTTAGTTTCAAAGTGAATTTTTATATTTTGAGTAATGTGACCTGTTTCCTCTATGTAGATATAGAATTGAGTTTCATTTACTTTTTGCCAAACTATTGGGCGTATGTCATTGTCATATTCCATTGTACCTAAACTTTCAGGCGTAGAAATATCAACTTTGTAATTAGTATTTGAATGTGCGTTTTTAACCGTAACTAAAACTATATTTCCACCGCCTGTTCTTTGATATAATTTTGCAGACTCTACATCTCCAACAAAAGGATAAGAAAATCCAACTGAACCCACCCCAATATCTCCAACAGTTATAGATCCTTTATTTATTGCGTTAACCTGTACCGCATTATTTATATAATTCAAAATAGCAAGCTCTACTTCGCGATGTTTTGATGGAACAATCCCTGAGTAATCGGCTAAATTTGAATTTATAAGTGCTATTATTTCGGTTTTCGTCATGTTGTAGAGTATTGATTTGAATAATGTAAAGGAGAATAATGCACTGGATGACCACATCCGAAAAACTCAATCCTTCTTTTAATCTCAAAACTTGCGAGCAAAGTAGGATCTCCTACCATATACAACCCTTCGATATAAACCCCGCTAATCATTCCTTTTACAAAATCGTATTTTTCAAGTGTGCCAATGATTTTTCCAATACGTTTGAATACTTGAAATTCATGTACTTGCATTAATCTTGAAAAAGTATATCTAATTTGCGAAGTCGAAATTCCGCTAATCAAAGAAGCGAATTGAATTAATGTATGGTTGTTTTCTGGAATGTAAGAAGTTCCTTTTGAGTCTATAAATTCAAACTCAAAAGCCTTTGCAGGAACAAAAAGATTGTTCCCAAAAGCATCAATTATGGTATAGGTTTTTAGAAGTAAATCACCCGTTAACTTGTCGGTTGCACTTAAAACAAGTGTTAAACCTTCTGAAATTTTAGCAAATTTAAGCATCGAAATAGTCCCCAAAGTATTGGTTTCTTTTATCTCGATGCCGTTTGGCATGGATATAATTGTTATTTTTCTATTCAGAATACAACATCCGTAATCGCTTTAGGTTAATTGTTTACAAATGTAACATATTTTTATTATAAATGTAACATATTTTATTCTTAAAAAGTCACACTGTTTTCTATTTCAAAACTTGCTTTTAATTCAATGTTTCCTCCTAAATAAATGGCCTCGATATAATCTCCTTCAACAATTCCTTTTACATAATCGCATATTTCTAAAATATTTGGATTAATTCCTATACGTTTAAACACTTGAAATTCACCAATAGCAAAGTATTTCGAGTTTTCAATTTTGACTATTCCTGTGGTATTTATGATAAATTGCAAAGGAATAAAGTCTGGAACAATTGTATCATTGTCGACACTTCCTAAAACCGTATCTTTCAATAATTGAAGTGTATAAGCTCCATCACCCCAAGTGTTTATTTTAGCACCTGCATTAGTTACTTTTAAAATATTGGTGCCTAAAATAGAAAGTCCGTACGTGATTTTATAATTGTTCGTACCATTGATAACGTTTACGCCGATAGTATCTGAAATATTCCCATTCAAAACAATTGGTTTATTGAAAATAAATAATACCTCGTAAATGTTGTCTATGATTGTTTCGCCACTTAACGGACTTGTAGCAGTACACTTTAAAGTCACAAACGGTAATCCAAGTACAACACTTAAGTCTGCAATTTCGAATATCTTTTTACTAAAATTTGCCGTTGCCGTAATAGTTGACAAAGAAAAATCTTGACCATTTGGAGTTTTTTCGTAGTTGTAAGGTTCTAACAAATCAACCCCGTAAATATTTGAAGTTTGAATATTAGCAAAACTGTCTAATTTTCCATCGAGAAAGTAGATTATATCCGAATCCAACGCCAACGCTAATGGGTTGTTTAGTTCGTCATTTAGAATCACAGTATATTCTTTTAAAAACAACCGTTGTACCCTTCCAAGTTGATTTTTAGAATCGTTATTCGAAAGTGCTTTATAGTTTTCTGCTTCGGCGGCTGTGCTACTTTTTGCGTAATAAATAGGCAAACGCATAACCTGATAATAAGAGTTATTTTCGTAAGGAATGCTCCAATGGTTGGCGTTATGCCTCCAAATCATAAGAGTTGTATTGTCCGCGGGAACCATACTCATTCCAAACTTATTAGAATTGAAGTTTAAATTTGTCGAAATTCCATCGTTTAACAATACGGCTACATTAATCGAGAATTGCGCCCAATTTTCAGAATATCCACTAATTAAAAACTGAAAATAAAGAAAGTTATTTACTAAATCTAGTTTATTTGTTTGAGTTAATCCGAGTGAACTCCCAAAACAATCCGTCAATAAAATTGAATTTACCGAAGTAATCGATTTTACATTTTTATTTGTAAACACAAAATCCAAAGGCACATATTGAAAATATTGCTCGCCTACGACCAAATCTAAAAATAATCTATTTTGTGTTGGCGTGTCTTTCGAATAAATTTGCTCGTTTGATCCAATAAATCGAATGAAACTCTTAATTTGACTATTCATATTTTTGTTCTCCTTTTATGTTTAATTTTTCATTTTTGCTATCGTAAACTATACTCGTTGGGAATATTTTTAAACTTGCAAATGTTTCTGTGTCGACTAAATTTAAATATCCTTTTTTATCTAAAATTGATTGTAATAAATTATAATAATCTTTAAAATTAAAACGCACACTTAATTCAATATCGTAAAAATGCGTTGTGATTAAAGGCGTTACGAACGTATCGATATTTTCATTTTCTTTAATTAAAATAGAAGTTGTTCCCGCAATACTCGCTTGTGATTTCATTATTCCGTTTAGCTTGTAAAAAGTATTCAATAACTTCACTTTGTTAACGATCAACTGCGTCAAATTTGCCAAGTATTCCGAGTAATTATCCAATAAAAGCCTTTTTAAGGACAATCTTAAATTATATGCAGTCTGAGGACTTGAATAGTTTATAACAGTAGAAAACCCCTCGTTTGAACGGTTCTTATAGGTTTCGTCAACTTGCTTGAAACAATCAATTACATAAGTTTCGTCATCTGTTTGTTTTGACTTCCCGGGTTCGACTGATAAACCTTCCCTTCTTGCGTATTCTATTTTGTAGGCATCTGCAATAAATCCTATTTCTTTTGTTTCGGTTTCTTTTTGATTACCGCCGTTTACCATCCAAGAGCTTTGTGTATGAACTGAATCGATTGTGTTGTCTTTATTCTCCTGAATATCTTGAAAAGTCTTATAGTTAAATTCGAGTTTTTTAGTTTTGTTTTTCGGATTTACGCTTACTGAAAATGAACTTGCAATCGGATTAAAGTCTAGTCTGGCCACTTCAATGTCTTTGTAAAAGTCTGAATGATGCCCAATAAATACTTCGCCATCATTAATTTGATAGTCGAAATTAAATTGATTTCGAATATTATCTAAATAATCGTTCCAAGTCATTTTCCATCCGTAAACAGTTTGCGGAAAATTCCTGATAGAATATCCGTTACAACAAAATATATCATAAAGAAAACCTCCTAATTGAAGTTTAGGCGCAGTAAGTCCTGTATAAATGGGATTAATAGATGTTAATAATTGGTTTCCCATATCATATAAACGGCTCATGTTTGCGGTTGTATCTACATAAGCATCGGTTCCGTATATTTTCATTCCACCGCTTCCCGTTATTTTCAAAGTTCCTGTAGCTGGAATTGGATAATCAAGATCGGAACTTGAACCAGGATAACCGCCAGAAACAGTACTATGAATATTGAAAGAAAGTCTTGAATTTGACATTAATTCGAAAATATGATTATCGAAATTAAATTCTAAATTCGTTAAATCAACCGTTAAATTACTAGAAAGGCTCGGCGTGTATGTTTTTTTTAGGCTTGTGATTATTGGTGTTCCTGTAAATTCAGGATTTGCAAATGATTGAATTATTACCTCAAAAGTCACCTCGTCAATATGCCCTTGATATACAACATCAGGTGTATAAGTTCCGTTAAAAGTATCTACTATTCCTGATTTAACGTAATCAATTGCTAGAGCTTCAATTATAATACCTGTAATTGACAGCGTTAATTTTTGAGGAATTAACGTTTGTATGTGGTAGTAAATATTTGATGTTTTTAAAAAAGGATCAAACTGAGATCCTATTGTGGTGCTTGGATTTAACTGCCAAATATCATCATTTGTAAAAAAACTATTTAACTCATTTGTTGTGATAATTTGTTTAGAAATAGTTTTAAGCGGTAATAAATAAAATGAATAACCTCCTGAAATATCATATGTTTTTCCTCCATTTGCTAAATCGTAAACATTTGACGAAAGAATATCTTTTGCTTTTAATTTAACGGGTTCCGTGTTTATTGCGGAAATTGCTTTTTGTTGCAAACTTAAAGTTGAAAGTAGATTGACTTCAATATCTCCTAATTCATTTAAATATCGGTTACTATCGTTAATTACAGCATCACATTTTAAGTAATTTGTTTTATCGGTAGTGACTGTTCCAAAATCTAACATTGCACTTAAAATAAGCTCCGTATCAATTGAAACTTTATAGTAAACCTCTGAAAATAAAGATTTGGTTTGGAATTTTAAAAGTAAATTATCGAATTGTTGACCGAAAACTATTTCACGGTTCTGAAATTCTAAAGAAATGCTATCGCCGAATGTTATTTTTCGACCATAACCTTTATCGTTTTGTTCTAACCCCAAAGAAAGGGAATCAAAACCGATAGGTTCGTCGATTTGATAGGCGATATTATCGATATATAAACGGTGAATTAGTCCGTTGCTGTCTAGTGGGTTAGTGGTTATTATCGCATATCGTTCGTAATCGAATTTTAGATTTTAATAAGTACAAATGTAAGCAAAAAAAAGCCACTCGGTTAAAAGTGGCTTAAGGTTATTTTGTAAAGTAATTAAAAGCAACTATAATAATAGTACTGATTAATACTACTATCCACCAATAAGGGTCTTGTAGTCTATTGTAGTGGTGGTTCATTACCAATCTGATTTTTTAGTTTCTTTGATACTTGAAACGAAATTCTCAACTAAATCATTGATAGCTTTTTCTTTGTCGTGCCTTATTTTTAATACTTGTTCCGTTTCAGCGTAATTGCTTTTTAACATTGGTTTTATAGCAAGTAAATCAATGTTTAAACCTATTGATCCTTCTATGTCTGGAGAAGTTTCTAATAATTTAGAAATAGTTAATTTAATTTTACCTTTCTTTATATCTATATTAAAATAGTATTCAATTAAACAGTCAATAACGCGTTCTTTACCGAATGATTTGTAAAAAATTGGGTCTTTTATAACCCCATTAAAACTAACAAACTCATTTTCAATATTACCTTTTGCAACCTTGTCTGGGTTTGAATAGTTTTTTTGAATGTATTTATTAATCCTTGAATAAATCTCTTTTGCGCTTAACGAATCTAATGCAATAATTTGAGTAGTATTGGTTAAACCTTCCTTTGTAATTTCGATCTTATTTTGACCGAATCCATAAATACTAAATAATAGTACAAATGGTAAAATAATATTTTTCATAATTTAAAATTTTACCAAATGTAACGCTTTTCTTAACTAAGATTTTGTCTTTTGAAAGAATTATTCCTATTATCTGAATAGTTTTTCATTGTGATAGATCCTTTATTTACGATTTCGACTAACTTATTATCGATTACAACATAACTTTTTACTGATTTGTTGTTATTTGCTTTTGCCATTTGTCGCCCAAATCCCTGCTCGATTTTATCGTAATCAATTTTATTACTTTTTATATGCCCGTCAATTCGTGAACTTGAAAACATTGCACTTCGAACCATTGCAGAAATATCCGCTGGTAAAATCTTGTCTCCTTTAGTAATATTCGTTAAATGCGCACCGCTATCTGAACCAAAAGACTTAATGTTGCCAAAAGCATCCGTGTGGATTTCCGCTCCTTTCTCGTCAATCATTGCAAGTCCTGTGTATGGTGCGTAGTTGGTACCGACTTCAAAGCCTGCTATTTTACTTGCACTCATTGCACCGTTAGCTATGACAAGACCTCCTTGAATATAAGCCTGTGTTGCTGCCGACGCATACATTGCCGCTCCTATTGGATCAAAAGCTGCCGCGTGTGCTGTTGCTTCTGCTGTTGCTTCTGCACCTGCAATAAACAATTTAGACGCGCCCTCATAGGTATTGTAGCCTATTTGCGCAATAGCCAACGCCTTACCTACTGCACTCGATTTCCCAGAAATTTCAATAAAAAAAGCAAATCCATCTTCTAAGTTTTTCTTTTTTGAAGCTGCTGTAGCTTCATTCATTGCTATTACATTGTCGGCTAATTGTTTTTCAATTTCTGCTTTCTTTTTTGCGTCTCCTTTAACTAAATTAAGTTCTTTATTAAGAGCCGCTTGTTTTAGTTTGAATGAATTTATAGACTGTGCTAAAGAACCTTTATTCAATAACTTAAATTTACCTTCTTCTAGTTTTACTTCGTCGTTTATTTCTTTTACTTTTGAAGCTAATAAATCCGCATCTACTTTCTTAGTATCTTTATTTTTATCATCTTCAAGTTTTTTTATCCCTTGTAAATACTTCAATTCGTTGGCTGTTAAAAGCCCTTTCGTTTTCGAATCGATTTTTAATTGTTCGTCGGTTTTTGTTTTATCGATGTTTAATTCGTCACGCAATCCAGCACGGTGAACTTCCATAGTTTCCGCAATACGTTTCTTTTCTTCATTAACCAACAAATCAGTCAACGTAGCACCGTCTTTGATTAAAGTTTTGTTATTCATATCGTAGACTTCCAACTCGAATTTTGCACCGTCTAATCGTGTTTTTTCTAAAGCCTTATTTCTTTCCGTTTCGATTTTTACAAGTTCCTGGCTAAATGTATTTCTTAAAATCAATTCGTCTTGACTTCCTTTTTTAACCCCGATTAAATTTTTCGAAAGTTCTGCGCTTGCGATGGATCGTTTCATTTCGGAAGTAGCCTGAATATGCGCAATGTTTTCGCTCTCCAATTTACTTGCTTGGTCGTAGCTTGCAATTTGATTGTCAAGAGTAATTTTCATCGTTTTAACCGTTTCTTCAGCAGTTTTCTTTTGACGTGAAAGTTCTTTTTCTGCTGCCTTTTCAGCATCCGCATTCGCTTTTTCTGCGTCTTTTTCGGCTTTTTCTTTTGCTTTCTCCTCTTTCTTTTCCTTTGCATCTGCAAGTCTATCACTAAAGTTATTTGCTTTTTCAACAACCCGAGAAGATGCTTCTATAAGTCCATATCTTTCAACCTGAATTTTTCGCAAATGATCTATTTCACTTTGATCTAAATTATATTTTTTCTTAATTTCCTGTGCATAATTAGCGTTTCCTTTTGCCAATTGTTTCATGTCTTCTTCCGAAATTTCCTTTCCTTCTGAAAGTCTCATTCTAGCAGCTGCCATTTCTTTATTGTTATGTGATAATTTAGCAGCTACATTTTCATTTTCCAAATCAATTGCTTTTTTCAACATTTTCATTCTTTCCTCTTCGGATAATGTTCTGTTTTTTGATTGCGTAATCAACTTAGTTATTTCGGCCTGTGCTTTTGCGCTAGATAATTCCAAGGCTCTTTCGCTTGCTATAATTTCCCTTTGAGCTTTTGCTAATTTATAAGCTTCTTCTGCTGCTTTACTTGTTTCACTTCCCAATGAAGAGAATACTTCTGTTAATGATTTTGACCCTGTGGCCAATGCAAAAACACTACTTTTTAGCACTTCAAATATTGCCATTAACGACGCAAATAAATCTTTTACAGGGTTTATAACTGGCGCAAAATCTTTAAAAATATAGACTAATACTCCAAAAGCTAAAACTACTGCCGTGATCGGGAATAATAAAACCGCCAACGCTGCATTTAAGCCCCATGTTGTTGCTGTTGCTGCTACTTCCGCACCTGCTGCTACTTCGGTTGTTCCGGCTAATCCAACTTGTGCAACTGCCATTCCTTCTGTTGCTGTTGTCGCTACTGTTGCAGCTGTTGAAAATCCAGCTACTACAACTCTGGATTCTGCCGTTGCAACTGCATTCGCTTCGGTAGCTATTGTTGAAGCTTCAACCGCTACAACTGCCGATTTTTCAACCGCAATCATTTTAATTTTAGCGGCTACATACGAAGCTGTATTTTTTGCCCCTGTAACTACGCTTTCGCTTATGTCTTTTACTTTAGTAACCGCTTGCGCACCACCTTGAACAAAACCTACGGCAGTACGTGTTAACTCTCCAATTTTCCCACTAAACAATCCTGTTTGCTCTAATGCGGATTTTACACCGCCAGCATAATCGCCAATATTCATTTTTTGCTTTAATGCTGCGTCCGCATTTGCTTTGATAAATGCGTTATTTGCGTCTAATTTTGCATTAAAACCCGTTAACTGTAATTGACCTTCAGCGGTCGTTAAATTAACATTGTTTCTAGCCTGTGTAAGTAATGCGTTTTGCGCTCTTGCTTCGGCAATTGAAGTGACTTCTTTTCTTAAAGATTCACTATTTAAATCAATAATTTGAGCCGATGCCTTATTAATTTGATTTTGTTGTTGGGTTTGTAAATTTACTGCCGATATTTGTTTAGCAAGATCAGTTTTGGCGAATGCTAATTTTTGCTCAGCCTGTACCAATTTATCAGCAATATCCTTTGTTTCTTTTTGCGTTTCATTAGATTTTTTAGTCATTTCAACATAATCCTTCATTCCTGTTCCGTTGAATGATTTCATTACTTTTTCTGCGCTTACCGCAGCATCAAGTAAATCTTTAGAAAGTTTTTCGGTTGACGTTGTTAGGTTCTTGATATTCTCTATTGCGTCTTTTAATCCTGGTATTTCGAATTGATTTGCCATATTTTTAGTTGTTTTCTTTTTTTTGTTGCTTGCTTTGTTCCTCCAATAAGTTTAAAATTGCAATCCATTCCGAAACTGTGGTTGTAAATCGGTTAATTTGAAACCCATTTTTCAAAACAATAGCGAACATTCTATCGAATTCATTATCACCTTTTACATCTGTTTTTTGAAGTATCGAGTTTAAATCGTCAATATCATATTTAATCAGTGCCATATATTGCGGTAAATCGACTGCATTGACCCCATATAGTTTCATTGTATTGTCTACATTCAACCCTTTGTTTAGACAGAGTTGTATTGCCTCATAAACCCAAATTTTATTTTGAAGTAATGTTAAAGCCGTTTTCTTTTTAAGGTTTTCAATCCCTTGTACTTCTTTTGAAAGAATAAAATACTCGTCGATAATAGTTAGCCATGCTTTTTCGAGGTCCGCATCGCTTACTTTGTCCTCTCGGTTAATCTTCATGTAGTTTAAATCACCGTTTGATACTTCATTGAAGCAATGAATTGGCATTATATTACATCGATTATATAGTTTGGGTTGGCGTTTTTTGAATAGTTTGAACATTCTTTTTGGTTTTGATTGTTGCAATAATATCTTTGGTTTTTTGGGAAGTATAAGCGCATTCAGTTCCGTCGGGCAAATAGTAACTCAACACATTGAAATCATCGGTTATGTCAGTCAGTTTGCATACAAATATCTCTTTCACGGCTTCCATAATAAAAACTACGTGCAATATTCCTGTTTGTTCCGTTAGTGCTTTAGCGACGTTTAATTTATCTTTGAATGTTTGCGTATTTTTACAATTACAACTCATTATTTTAGTTTTAGGTTAGTGTTTAGAATTTCGATAGCCAAATCTTGTGCTATCTGTGTGAATTGGTCAATGTTTTTATCTTGTAATCCGAAAATACGTTCACCTAATCGTGCAATCAATGCGCCTGTATTGGTTCCGGAACTATCAAAATTGAATAGCAAATCATTATCTTTAATATTTCCAAATAAATGCGTTTGCTCGTAAAAATCCCCTGTGTCAAATAAGGTAAAAGGAGTACCGGCAACTTTGCTCGGATTGATCGCTTCCGTTCCCTTGGTATATAATCCAAGTATTACGCCGTGAGCATCTAGTCCAATTTTCCACTGATCCTTTTGAAGTTGAATTGCATCGTTATTCCTTTCTAATTCTGTTTGTAAATCATAAACAAATCGAGAAGTCGAATAATTTTGTAACAACTCAGCGAACGCAAAAAAATCCATAGGAATTAGTTTTAAAATAAAAAAGCCCCTCCCGAATGAGAGAGGCTTTTTCAATATTGAATTGATTGTGTTATGTTAAAACAACCGGTAAAATGTTTGATTGAAAGAATCTTGTTGTCAAGATATCTGCAACTGCTAAATTATTCACCGTATCGTAAAGCTGTACAGTAACTGCACCTGCTACAATTCCGGCTCCTGATAATTTGTATTGACCGTTCCCAACTTCTGCAACTGTTGCAACCGCAATACTTCCATCACTTGCTTTCAATACTCTAAAGTTTGCAGTAGTCAAACCAATTTTTGGAGTTGATTTATCGCAACCCGCAACAACTGAAACAACAAAGTTTGCAGCTGTTGAAGTTACCGGAGCAATCACCGTGTCTTCAATTCCATTTGTACTTAACAATCCGTTAGTATCATCAGCCAATACGAAATCTGCTCTTTCATTGAATCCTTTTGTTCCATCAGGAGACAATTGACATTCAAGCATGAATTTTGCGGTTTTAGATCCACCATCATTGATAGTTTCATTTTCAACTGCTAAAAATGCAATTTCAAAACCATTGATTGCGCCACCTCTTTTGTCAAAGAAAAATTTACCTTCTGAATCTAAAAGACAAAGCCCCCATTTTCTTTTGGTTAAATTTCTCAAAGATTTAATCAAACAAACATTTGCAATAAATTCGAAAGAGAAGTCATAAAGACCATCAGAAACGAATAATTTAACTTTGTTTGGCAAAGTCTCAACGTTTGTTTTAGCTGCTGCATCTGTAGCCGCTAGCATATTATTCAAAGGGATTAACTGCCCTTTTTTAATCAACAATGCAATAGCTGCCTTGTCGAAAGTTCCGCTTGTCAAATCAATGACAGCATTCGGACTGATTAAAAATGGTTTTGTAAAGTTCTTTTTAGTAACCTCACAACCATCAAAATAAGTACCGCTAATTGAAGTTGTACAATTTAATACTCCAGTAGTTATCATATTTTTTTATTTATTAATTAATAATTTAATTTTTAAAACACGCTGGGGTAAAATGCAAATCACAATCAAATGTAACTGCGTCCCAAACGTCAATTGTTCCGATTGTTTTCTGTTCGTTTACAGAGTAGTTAGGATGGAATATTTCCTTTATGTCTACCAATTTATCAACCCATACGTATTTTTTTAAGCTAGATTGGTACATTAAATCTTTGAAGTTTTCGACAATCTGATCTAAAATAAATCGTGTTGTTTGAATCCTTGTTTGAACTAATTTATCTGAATCGTTATTAATTGCAAAAACTAAACGTGCGCCCTTGTAGGTATAGAGACTTTCAGGATTGTTGTTATAACTTTCAAATAAGGGATAAACCAACCAAACCAATGGGTATTTATCTTTAGTAGTTGTGAGCCAAATATTCAATTCCTTTTGCGTTCCAAACATGAACTTAACCTTAGAAGGTTCTTGTCCGTAATAAGGATTACGAATTGAGTTTCCACAATCAAAATCATCATTTAAAAATTCCCCTTGAGGTAAACAATAATCGTTTCTGATAAAATCGAATACTGTTTTGAGTGCTTTTTCAATTGCTTGCATTAGTATTTTTCTTTAAATCGAAGGTTACAATTTGGTTTCCACGTTGGATAGTCTGTTTTATTATCTTGTAAAAACAAATACATACTTGAAACTTTCGTAAAAAATGAATTCCATGAATCAATTCTTTTCGAGAAGTTAGAAACGGTTTGAGAATTTTCGCCTGCTAATACTTGTTGGCCTGTTCCTGTTGTCACAGAACGATTCACTAATAAATAATGGTAGTGAATATAGTCCGCTATAAATGATGTCTTAAAAGTCGATAAATCAACCCCGTTGTAAAAATCTTCGCTTCTTACTATTCCGGACCATGTTCGTTTACCGTTTACAATTCCACTTTCGCCACCCCAATAAAGATTAAGTCCTGAAGCGTCAAAAAATTGATCATAAAAGCCACTAGAAGTTATTAGTGCGTTGTACTCTTTTCCGTTTACTAAGTCTTTGATTTGCTGTGTTGCACTTGCTTTTAAAGCGAACATTCCACTTACAATTTCGTAACTATCGTCTAATTCTTTCGCTAAACTTTCGCCTAAAACTTCACGTAAACATTGTTTTTCATACTGCCCAATAAATCGAGCTACCTCTAATCTACCGCTTCCGTTTTCTGTTACGTTGGCAATTTTTAAAGGTTCGAATTCGAAAAATGAAGGAGTTATGAAATTCATAGTTTACTCTGCTTTTTTAGATAGTTTAACAACGCCGTTTGCTTTGTAGTAATCGTACATTACTTTTGAAATATCTTGAGTATGCCCTTTTTTGAACAATCCAAAATCTTCTGTAAATTCAACATTGTGTTTTCCAGCAATATCTACTTCGGTATCATTTCCTGATTCTTTTGCTTTTGCAGCGTATCCGTCATAAATTTCTTGTAACGTAACTACTTTTTTTTCTTTAGCTTCTGCCATGATTTTAGTTTTTTAAATTGATTAATAACCGCCCAAATTAATGAGCGGTTTATTTTATGATTATGCTTTTGTAATTGCTGTAATTACGTTTGTGAACGTGTCTACAGTTACGCCTGTGCGTGTTGCAGCTGGCATAATTATGGCGATGAATTTCTCTAACAAGTGAGATTTTAAGTTCTTGTCTCCATCGTCTCCAGAGAAATATTCCATGTATTCTAAGTTAGTGTCTAAACCAACTTTAACAGACATCATTAAATCTCCAACGATTATTTCGTCGTCATTCAATTCAACGTCTGGCTCAATAGTTACGACTACGGTACCGAATGAAATTGTTCTATTCAATAAATTAATAGATCCACCATTTTGCAATAAGTAAGCTCCGGTTGTATCTTTTTTAGTTACCATGTCCTCCCATGCAAACACAGACATTTTAGCGATGTTAGGACTATATCCTAATTTGATTTGCGAAGCGATTATAGCAATTAAAGCATCCCATTTGTTTGGTGCCGCTAATGTCAATTGTGCTGGAACTGCTGTAAAAGCGGTACCGTGCAATCTGATTTCAGCAAGGATTAATTGAGGGATTTTCTTAGCGAAATAATCTTTCAATGTATCCATCCAAACTTTCACGAACATCGGGAAGAAACGACGCATTTTTGTAGTCGTTTTGAATGTTGTCGCAACTGCTTCCGCTGCTGCGTCAATCGCTGCCCAAACAACTGTAGATTTTGGTTTAACCAAACATTCAGCAGTTACCAAGATAATTACTGTTTCAGTTTGCGAAATAGAAACGATACGATCTGAATCTAATGGCAATACATCCACGTAATCCAAAATATTCGAAGTCGGAACTGGTTTTCTTGCAAATCCAGGGATTAATTGCGCGAAGTAATTCCCAACCGCACCAATAGCACCCGCAATTGAATTATGAGTGTTTACCGCGATTGCAGTATCGGCAGAATCAGCAACTTTGATAGTCACTTTTTCGCTTACAACACCAGCGTTTGTTGCTTTGTGAAGCACTTCTAATTGTGTTTTCAAGTTCTCAGCAACTGCTAATCCGTTACCTTCTGGACCTGAAACAGTTCTTTTGGCTAATTCTTCTCCCTGAATTTTTACAATTTCTTCCAAAGAAGTGTTTGCTGTTTTAGCTGCTTCGATTGCTTCGTTAGCAGTTTTCAATTTCTCGTCGAAAGATTTTTCAATTCCTTCTCTTGCTATTTTTACAGCTTCTTCAATTCCTTTCTTTGAAACTTCTGCTTCGTGAGCTCTTTTTTCTGCGGAGTAAGTGTCTCTTTCTCCTGCGTTCATTGCCTCTAATTGGGCTTCTGATTTGTAAGTAAACATAAATTTTAATGTGTTTAATTAATAAATATTTTCTTTTTTTGAACCGGTGGCTCGGGGTCTTGAGTGTCTTTCAACGGCTCGGTTTTTTCAAGTGATTCCTCGGCTTGAATTTTATTTTCGATAGTCATGTCAATTGTAGGCGTTGCAAAACAACTTCCTTTCACAACCGCACTTCCTTCATCTCTTATTTTGGCTTCGGTAACGGCATAAAACCAATTTACTTTGGCTAAGTCTTCTTGGTTGGCACATTGAGGAGCATATTTATCCCAATTCTCTTTGTACTGGGTTGCTTCTGATTCTTCGGAATTCATACAGAAATACTCTTTGATATACTCCATACGAACAGAATGATTACGTACGTATCCTTTTTTGTATTGATTGAACATGAATTCGTTTCTATTCTCTCTTACTGTTGCATCGAATACTAAACATTCAGCAGTGCCCTCTAAGTCAACACCTAATTCCTTTAATGAGAATACTTGCGTGTATGCTTTTAGTTCGTCTGAAATAATACCTTTGAATGATAAATCATGTTCTTGGCATAAGTAGATTAGTTTCTTTTCTGAAAGAGATTTTTTCCAAATGCCTGGCAAGTGTAAATCACGATGAGAGTCTAAAATATTGGTAGCATTGATTACTACTTTTACATTCAAAACACCAGTATCTAAATCCTGATCTTCGTCTGTGTCCATCACTTCGGATTTGATCTGTTCGCCTTTTTTATTTACAGCAAACGAAATGGCTGTTAATGAACCAAAGTTTTGACCGGATGTGAATTTTGGCTCACATCTTCGCTCTGCCTTCATTCGAGATTGGTTCTCAATTAACCAAAGATCACTTTCTCTTTTAGTAGCGAAACTTTTAATTTTTATCTTTGCCATTTTTCAACTGGTTTATTGGTTTTCATTCTTTTTTTTATGTCTTTCAATAGCTCTTTATCGCCTGTTTCAGTAGCTATTTTTTCAACTTCTTTGAGTTGTTTTTGCCTTTTAGATAATTCCATTGTCTTTGTAAATTTGAATTAATTCTTTATCGGTTAACCTTCCTTTTTCAAATAAACCTTCATACATCGTTACTAATGCCTGTTGGGTTGTTAATTTAGTTTCCTCGTTATCAGCGAACACTGGCAAGTGCGAAAAGTCAAGTAAAATAGTATTTTCCCAATTGAAATAAGTTTGCATTTTATCACAAAAAGAAGTCGCTAATGGTTCAATGGTATTTTGAATTACTTCCATCATTGCCATTTGGCGATTAGCGAATTTTGCTGTTTCCTTATCAAGGTTTTGAAACTCTTTAGGCACGTTTAGTTTGTTGTATATTTGACGAGCGTACCCTACCATTTTTTCGTCAAACTTTATATTTTCAAGACCAGCAGAAAGTGGTTGTGATTTTAAAGGAAGTGAGGAATACATAATTCCCATTGAATTATTGCCAAGTCCAGTCTCTTTTAATTGCTTTTCGAGTAGTGCTTTTTGTGTTGTAGTTAAAGGAGTTCCGTCTTTATCAAATTGACCAGTTCCTACCATGGTATCTAACCCTAAATCATCTGTAGGTTTTGCATCTAATGAAACTAAAATAGAACCTGATCTCTTAATTAAATTTTCGTCTCCTTGAAGCGAAAGAGAGTAGTTTTCGATTTGTTTACGTAAAGCCAACCAACGTGCTATTCCTATGTGTGGTTTTTCAGAATTTTGACGCACGTCTATAAATGGAATTATATCGGAATAGTCAATGTTTACAAAATCAAGTGGCTTATATGAAAATGTAATCTTGTAGTTTTTTATCAATCCAAAAAAAGAACTATTCGAACCCCAAGTAAAATGGTCTGGATCACAATTATAAAGTTCTGTTTTGGTAGTACCTCCTAATTTTTTAGTAAAACCAATACTTGAACATTGTGGCACAACATAGTTCCACCCGTGTGCATAGTGATAATACAACCATTCTTTAATAAATTGTTGGAAGTTTTGGTTTGCATTTGGTTTTTTTAAGAGGGCAATTAATGCGTCATTTTCCGTAACGTCGTTGCCCTCTTTGTCAAGTGATTTTAAAATTCCACTTGAAAGTATTTCGGCATAGAAAGTGATTGCACTATCGATTGGGTCGATAGTTTGCGCAAGTCTTGTGTAAAAGTTTTGATCGATATTTTCCCAAGCGGTTGAGAAAATTGCTTTAAAAAGCATTGAATTATTATCTCCAATAGGAGCCAACCCGTTAACCTGATTTGAGGATCTAGGTATTAATGTGTTTAATAAACTATTTAAATATCCTATTTCATAGTTTTACGTCATCGTATTTAGTGGTTGTAATAAAAAACAAATGTAACATATTTTATTCTATTTATATCTATTCTAAATAATTTTACACAAAAAAAGCGGATAACTTCATGGCTATCCGCTTTTCGATTTGTTTTTCTCAAATGAAAAATCAACTTATATGCTTACTTATTCTATTTTCCAACCTTGAAAACTCAATCCAAACCGGGTTACTTGGTTTCGGTCTTGATATTCATTACCTCTAACATTCACGCTTACCTTTACTTGCTGGCCAATTTGTAAATTGTTCAATAGATCACATTTGTCTTTGATAAACTCGATAGGTAGTTTCTGCGGATATTCATTATCCGTAATTACAACCAAAATTTGTTTTTGCATTTGGTTGGCTCCAATTAGTTCTACTTCACTTTTGAAATATACTTTTCCGATAATCTCTGCTTTGTCCATTTTACTTTATTTAATTATTTAATTTAGTCCAGAATGATTTATTAAACCAGTCAATTGCTAGCTTGTCATTTAATTTTGTTGTATAATCTACTTTGATCCTATCAAGCCTACTGTCAACCTCGATTACTGTTCCGAAGTATTTTTCATCGCTAAGGATTACAAAAACTTTGTCTTTAATTTCAAATCCTGTGCTGTTAAATAGTTCCATTACTTATGGTATTTAGATTTCATTTCAATTTCATAACTATCATAAATATAATTGTTCCAGAACAACGGAAACCCTAGAATATCAACTCCTATTCGATAGGTAATGACTGCGATATATTTTTTAAGTATTTTCATAATTATCTATCTTTTGGAAATTCTGGCTTATTTGCGTTTTGGTTTCTCATCTCTTCGATTATCTGTTCGAATTTTTACTTTTTAATAATAGTTTTTCTTTTTATTTCTTCTTCAAGTTTGGATTTTTCGAAGCTTAATAATAAAGTTAAAATTGAACCTGAAACTATCCAAATTAATAAAGTAGTGCAAAATATTTTTATTGCTATTATTCCAATTTTACCGCCCCAAATTAGATTGCATATTATTAAAACCCCTAGAAGAAAAGTTAAAAAAAATGATAGTGCAGTAATTATTTTAAGTGTTTTCATTCCTCGATTATTTTATAGTTAGTAATTTTCTGAAACTCCCTGATTTTATTGTTTAAATCTTCGTTGTTACCTCCTTGTAGATATAATTCTTTTCTTTGATTGTATAATTGTTGTAGAAATAACGCTGCTACTTCATTGGTTTGTACTTTATCGAGTACGGTTTCGTATGTGCTTTCACCTATCATAATTACTCTACTTTACTTATTAAAAAATACCAAATCCAAACTATCCTAGCTCTAAATGCTTCGTACAAAACCCAAATTATAATGTATTTCATATCAATTTTGTTTTACGTTAAACAACCTTCTAACCACATAACCCCTAACAATACTCACCGTAAAAAATATAGCCGTGATTATTAAGTTTTGTTTAAATGATACTGGAATACCCATAAAAGGATAAATGATTAATTGTACCGCTATTGAAGTGATTAATCCGATTAATGTTTGCGTTACGCTTTCGATAACTGATTGCTTTTTACTTTGGCTCATAATTTTACTTTTTTATATTTCCTCCTGATCTAAATTGAATTGCATTTCTTTCGTAACCGAAAAGCGTATCCTGAGATTTTCTTTTATGGTTTATAATTTGGTTGTTGTCAGCATCAAAACTGTTCCAGTTCCCACATCTACATTTGCAGTCCCTTGAATTATCAGTCAATGAAACTTCTAAAATCGACAAAGCTTTCATGTTATCGAATATGATTTTACCGTTGGATAGGCTGGCTATTTGAGAACCACAAGATTTGCAAAGGATTTTTTTATTTGGCATTATCCGTAAAAATTGATTAAATTATTTCGTTCTAAAACTTGTACTAATGACGTCAACACATCTTCAAAATCATCAAACTTATTACTACCTATTCTCTTGAAACTCGTTAAGTGATTGACCGCATTTTCATATTCTAAATTTGGTGACTGCTCCAAGAAATAAAAGTATTTCGATACAATATTTGCCTTTGAAAATATCCTGTCTTCTTTGTTTCCTTTTGCGTTGAAAGTCTGCACCAATGGATACTTTGCCCTTACTTGTTTGCTGTAAATATTCCCTAATCCATCTTTCTCAATGTGAAAAGCATAAGGTTTGTGCTCTTTTGCTTTGCTTATATTTATTGGAATTGTAGTATCTGAATCCGATTGTGTATAAATGACATCATGTATGAAGCATTTATTCGAATGGATATAAGCAAATACTGTGGCCGTGAAGTTGTCGCCTGAGTCCGATGGATCACATACAGCAATACTAATTCCTTTCTTTTCGATTTCTTTTACCTTTTGAACGCTGTACATGTAACCATCTTTGGTTTCACAGTCTTGGCCATATTCTGCCATATACTGCAAGTCGCCAAGGGTAAGTTTCTTTTTGTCTAAAAAATCCTTATTGATATGCGTTGGGTTTAAAAGCCCATTAATATAATTTTCTTTTAGTTCCGGTGGATATACCTTTCCGTTATCCCATGCTGGCAATATAATTCTCTTCGCTGTGGGTTTTGTTTCAAAAACATAAGTACACGTGTCCTGAGCTGATAATCGTTGCATAAAAAGGATATAAGGCACGTATGCGTTTTTCTTTTCACGGGTTGAAAATGCTTTGTAACCATCAATACATCTTTCGCTTTCTGCATCGCTTCGCGCATCTTGAAAAGCCATTGGATCATCGTCAATACGAATATGTCCGTGGTCTCCTGTAATCTTTGATTTGGTTGTATATTGACGACGTGCGCCACCGCTGTCATTTTTAATACGCATGAATGCAGTACTATCATGTCGAATTGTTATTTCTGGAAAGTATAATTTGTATTTGTCCGAGGTTACAATATCTCGGAACTTTTGGGAAAATTCCGTTGCGTTACGATCTGAAATGGTATTGCATAAAATAACACAATCAGGTTTTCTAGTCCATATCCAAGCAGGAAGTATGATTGAAATTATTGTTGACTTGGTTGTTCCTGGACAAATATTGCAAATTAAATCGTCGTTTGTTTTATCGCCGTTGATTACGCCTTCTGCAATCTTTTGAAGTTCGTCACATAAAAATTTTATATGCCAATTTAAATGCAGCTCATCCGGAATGATTACTTCCCAGAACTCACAGAAGAATTCGAACAAGCTATATCTTAATTTCTCAGATACCTGATCAATCAATAATAACTCTAGTTCTTTTGTTTCGTCGTCCGTGAGATTTGTCATTTTAAGAATTTAATGCTTCGACAAAAACATCTTGGTCTTTCAAAATAATTGCGACATTATCTTGCTCTTGACTTTCTGCAAAATCTAATATTGCATATCCAATTATCTCAGGGTATTTGGTTTTATGTCCGTCAATAAATACTATTCCATTTACGATTGCTATCATACTATTTCTTAATTTTAAATCTTTTCAAATGTAATACAAAGTATTCTTTAAGAACATATTTTGTTACATTTATTTCAAAAAAAAGGTTTCTATTTATTTGATTTTGAAAGTAATTCAGCAATGCGTTTGTCGCGTTCCTCGGAGTTCATTATAACAATTGGGTTTTCTTTGTCGCCTTGAAGGATGTGGCGGGTAGCTGGATAAATACCTTCTAACTTATTTATTTCCTTTTGAATTTGATTAATTGCGGTCATTCCTTGTGGGGTTCCTTTGTACTGATCCTTCATCGAACGAATGTTTTGTTTTAATTCAGCTATTCGAAGCGCTCGTTTTTGTTCAACGGTTGCTTCTTGGTCCTCGTGCCAAATCTTATAGGCCTTTTGAAGTAGGTTTTTTGATTGCCTACGACCTACTCCCCATTCCTGTTCAATGTTTTTTAATATCAAATAATCTTGAATACCATTGATAACCCAGCCTTGAATGGTAAACACACGTTTGTCTGTTTCTATTTTGGTTGACCTTGCGTTCATATTATTTACTTGGGTACATGCGTTTGATTACGGCAATATGTCGGCTTAATTCGATAATTCGATCCCTTAGCTTGATGGATTCTTTTTCTCGCATTCTACGGATTTCTGCGTCATCATCCTGAATAGGTTTTGGCTCGTAAGAAGTTAAAGCTTTCTCGTTAATGGATTTTTCTTCCTCTAAATATTCGACAATTGTATTTCTCATCTCGATTAATATTTCATAGTTAGTTTGTGCCATTTTATAGTAAGTTTTGTTACGGTGGCATAAAAGTAAACAAAACTTTTATTAAACGCCTATGGTGGCCATACAGCCACCAATAGCAATCTAAATGTAAAACCAGTTTATATTGCCCAGATAACGTCGCCGTTTTCGAGTAATACCCTGTTGCCAATGATGGCTACAATTTTTGATTCTACTTTAATCATTCCTTTGTACATGATCTCTTTTTGGTAGGAAAGTATATCTCCTTTTTTTAAATTTTCTTTGAGTAACATAAGTGCTTTGATTTTTAATTCAGAGCAATATTAGGGTCAATATCTAACGCTTCCAAGTCTTCTCCTAAGTTTAATTCTGGGAAGTTTTCTTTTATTTTCTTCGGGTCGCCTTTATAAAAAACCAATACATTTTGGTGCATTTTTCCAACTTTTCTACCGTTGTTAAATTGGCGCCTTACCCTGATAGCTAATGAACCAACTACGTTTACTAAAATGATTTCATTGTAGTACTTTGCGCCTGCTTCTTCAAAAGCTCTTACAGTATCACCCACGAAGTTATAATAGAACCCTTTTTTATCGCGAACATCACCCACTACAAAACAAGCAAAACGATCCTCTTTTAGTTGTTCGATTGATTTCTTAATTATACTGAAATATGCGTCTTTGAAGTCGGCATAGTCCATGTTTGATAAATCCTTTGGATCATCACTATATTTTTCAAGGTCGGCATAAGGAGGGCAAGAATAAACAAAATCGACACCGTCCTTAAATTCCACGTTGTCTAATACTTCGTTGCTATCTCCAGCGTGCCAATTAACAGCATCTAAATTTAATACCTGTGCTTGTTTTCGGTTGGCTTCTACCTGGTCCAATCTCAAATCAATTCCTTCATATGGAAACCCAAGAACTCCAGCAACAACACCACGAACGGAACCACCCGCAAATGGATCTAATATCTTGCCACCTTCTGGACAAAACCAACGGTACGAAAGCTCGCATAAAACAGGGTCGAATATACTTGCACCTTCATACACGTGCATTCCTTTTTGTTTGGCATAATCAATGATTTCATCCCAACTTGGCTCTCTTCCCAAGGTATCGCGCATCTTATTTCGAAGTTCATAAATTCCGCTTGACTGTCCGCTTTTTGCAATCAGTTCTACATCTTCTCGGGTTTCCTGTGAATTAAAACCAAGCGCCAACCATTTGCGTTTGCGTTCTTGCCAAACTCCTGATCTAGTATCTAAAATTGAAAACGGAGGAAATATAAAACTGTCTTTCAATGATGATGGAACTATCGCTTCATTCGTATTTGTAGTTTGGTTCAACATTCCCTCAAATGCAATATTATCAAACTCTGGAATACTCATCATATTTTGCATTTCTGGAAAGTCCAAATCAAAGTGTTGCACAAAGTCAAGTAATCCTTGCTGTGTAATCTTAGCATAAGCAGACGAATAAACCAAAACCAATTCGGCAGCTTCTTTCATGTTCGTGCAATCAATGAACGTGGCTGGTAATTGTTCTGGCACGTCTTTTCCTGATTTCAATACGGCTTCTAAATCTAAAAATCGGTGGCGACCATCCAAGCAATAATTTATTCCTTCGTGGTGCCAAACCTTAAACGGGTCTATGAACTGATATTTTAAAATTGATTCTAATAGCTTCTTGTCGCCATTACTTACCCATTCTTTGAAGTTTTCCTGCTGGATAAATTGAAGTTCTCGCCAGTTAATTAGCTCTGTTTTAAGTATTCGAGATTGAATAGTTTGATTCGACATAGTAGATTTTGTTCTTTTGGAAATAATATGAAACAAATGTAATAAATATTATTCATAAGGAATAAATATTGTTACAAACAAAAAAAGCCACCCCGATTAAGGAGTGGCTTTTTTTGGTCTCCAGCGTGTGGAGTAAGTTAACTGACGTATTGATTTTACTAAGTTTTCATAGTCTATTTATTTTCAAAACGGACAATCCGATTTTTTAGGTTTTGGGAGTAAGGTATTATACTCCCTTTTTATTTTTTCAGCTATTGCATCACGGATGAAATTACCAACTTTTATATTATTAGCACTTATTTTTTCTAAAGTGTTAAACTGAATTTCAGAAACGTTTATCGTAATATTTTTAGTGTATGACTTCATAAAAGATTTGTATTTATATCGGTTAGCAAATAGTTACCTGCTATTATTCCGTAACGGAACGCCATTCAGGTAAATCATAAATTTTCTTTCCTACTTCAAAGTATTTAGTCCAAAACCATTCTGTAACTTCTTTCCATTTTACGGTAACCGAAGTGCAGTAAGAAAATGTTTCAGCACGTCCGCCAAAACAAAAAACTGACATTAATTTTGCACCAATCCAAATACCATTTTCATCACGCAATCCAATGTAATAAGAACCATTTTCGGTATCTTGAAAAACGTTCGTTAAATGACGTTTTCTGTAAGTTAGAAATCTGTATAAATTTGGAGAAAATTTATTATCATTTTTAGGATTAATAAATTTATTCAATCCGTAAGCAGGAACATTTCCGCCTATTATAACAGCAGGTAACACAGGATTTGTGCTATTGCTTGGCTTGGTTTTTTCTGAATGTTTAGTCATAATCTGTAATTTTTAGTGTTTAAATTAATGTTTGGGTTTATTTTTTTTCGCAACAGACACAAAGCATCAGACGTTATGGTAAATGCTCAAAACCGAGTGCTACAAGAACTTTTCGGTATCCAAGTTTGTCCATCATACTATTATATCTCTTTGGCTCTCTTTTTGCTAATCTTGAAATCCTATTGTCATCTTTTGATTCACAATTCAAGCCAAATAAACACCAAGCACAACCAGTTCTTTTTTCTCCTGTAACTAATTCTCCATTTATAATTTGGTCGTAATATATCGGGCAAATTTCTATATTGAACTTATCAATAAGTTCCCAAATATTATCTTCTGTAAACAATGATAAAGGCGAGCAAATTTCTTTTCCTTCTGTCCAACTTATACAACCACCGTTTTTTAAATAACGCATTTTTCTTTGATTGCTTTCGGATGTCATTACTCCATTTATAGGTTTTAATCCTGTTTCTTTCTCAAATTTATGTATTGGTTCTTTTTTTAGAATATCGCAACATTTATCTGTAGTTAAGAAATCTTCATCTAAAAGATAGTGCCATTTTTTAGCTATTCTAAAAGCACTTTGACTGCCATCTTTATTTATTCCAAATTTGTAAAACAACTTCATTGCTTCACTTTTTGTTTTTTTGTATCTATCAATAAATCTTGCTGTCTGTTTTGATACAACGGGATAACCATACTTTTGCAACGTTTCAGCAAATGTCATTCTAGGTCTTGTCCAAATTACATCATCACCAAAAGTTTTTACAAAATCTAATATCTCTTTGTGTTCATTTGTGGTATTATTAAACAAACATTTTATTCTCGGATATTTATTCATATCTGTCCACTTATCGATAAAGAATTTCAGAACAGTTGAATCTTTACCGCCAGAAAAATTAAGATAAACTCCTCCATTAAATTTATGATAATAAACATCTACTACTTCAAGTAAATGAAAAATCTTTTGGTCTAATGTCCAATTGATTTTTTCGCTATAAGATTATTTTTCCATCACGTTTTTGTAAAAGCACTTACCATAACACTGCATTGTAGCAATTGTGGTATTTGGCTTGATTGATAAATAATTTTGTACTTGGTTAGTTAGGTTTTAAATCGATAATTCGGCAGTCCTAATCCACAACTGCGACAATGCTCAACGTTAGTGGCAACCGCCTAGTTTGGCTTTAAAAAGAAAAACCAGCATCATAAGTCATTACTTTTTTATCTTGTTCTATTTCTTCAATAGTCATTCTTATTTCTGATAAAAAATGCGAATCAATTATTATTTTTTCCGTACTAACATAATTACCATTATAATCATATTTATCTTTGAAAAAAGTTATACTTTCAACTTTGTTTTGGTGCATTGCTTTTTCTCCTTCTTTACATTTTTCTATCGGTCTATATTCAGAAGTTAAAATGCAATCTTGTGTTTTTAAAAATGTTCTCATAATCTTAAAGTTTTACGTGGTATGCCACTAACAGTCGCTATATTTCAGCGTTTTTATTGGTGATTTCTGTTTTCATAATTCTACTTTTTTTTACTTATTAATACTTTCTGCTCTTCCCAAAACTTAACTAAGCTATACATAACCTCTATTTTGCAAAGTTTTTTAGGCTCTTTTTCTCTTATTTCGCTTAGCCGTTTCGAGTGTTCTTCGATTCGTTGCTCTATTTGCTTTAATGTTGCCATGATTTAGTTTTATTGTTATGCTACCGCTTTTGTTTACTTTTTGGTCTTGTTTTAATAACTATTTTCCTGATTTGTTCTAAGTTATTATTGACTAATGCGATAATTTCTTTGTTGTATTTCGTGGCTTTATTACTTTCTCCTCTGGATTGTAATACCTTCATATTTGAAAGAGAAACCTCAATTGTTTCAACTGTTTTATTTCCATAGTAGGCAGCTAAAATCAAGGAATCTTCTTTTTTATAGTATTCATTTTCAAAAACACAATGCCTTAACTCATCTCCATCGTCCATGAACTGCTTTACGTTATCAATAACTTTTACCGTGATATTATTACTCACGAATTCTAATCCAAAAAACATTTTCTTTTGTGCACTATATTTAACTTGCGCTTGCTCGATTTCGGTTCTCAATTTTTCAAAATTCTCTTTTCTCGTAATAATTCTCTTTTTTTCTACAAGTTTATCGTGAGCTTTATGCAAATCAATAGGACAAGCGTATTTTGAGTTGCTCGTGTCTTTTCTGAAATAAATAAGAAGTTGGATATAATCCATCCAAATAGAAACGTCTTTTATGATGTAATTGTTCCGAATACAAATTTTAACCGGTGGCAAATATGTATCTGATATTCCTTGTTTTCTTGCTTCTGCATAGTATTTAAAAAAGTTTATTTGCTTTTTTTTTAACAAAGTTTCAGCAAATGAATCCTTTATCAGTATGGAGAATAACTTATGATTTGGAATATTATAAAAATTACCTTTAAAGCCATTTCTTTTTATTACTGCTAAAACTTTGCGTTCTGGATAAACTGCAGGAACATTTAAGTTATCACGCAAATGACTGTTATTCGATTGGCTTCTTACTTCCAAACCACTTCCATACTGCCAATTGTCGTAATACATTGACATTCCGTTTGTAGATAGTGAAAGTGTTGTTTTCTTACCATCTGATCCAACCCAATGTTGAATAACCTCAACGAAATGATTATTCGCCTGAGTTCGCTTTTTCATATCCTTATGAACGATTATAACTCGCTGAATTTGAAAGTCACCTTTTGTAGTCAGTATAGAAAAGTATTCGGTTTTTCTGCAATTTCCATTATGCTTGAACATTTTCAATTCCGTTTCACATTTTGGGCATTTACAACCTGCAATTTCGTTATGCCATTCGGGTGAATTATCTTTCCAGCTATGGCCACATTCTAGGCAATACACATTTTTTCTTAGCTGTGTTGCATAGCTATCAAAACATTTTTTATAAGCCCATTGCGACTGCTTTTCAGTAATATTAGGTAGTTGAGAACTAAACCCAACTACCATTTTTTCAAGTTTTGTTTTTGGCTCCATAGCTTAGAATAATGAAGCTTGACTATCAACTTTTTGTTCCTCTTTTTTTGGAGCAACTTTCTTTTTCATTCGCTCCATTTCTTCGGTAACAACCTTATTTATTGCTTCTTGCTTAGCTTTCTGAATATCTTCTAGTGAAAGTTCTGTAGTATGATTAGTTACTATTTTACAATTTACAGCTGTTCCTGGCTTAATATCATCTTCGTCATAGTAGTGAATAGCCATGCCAAAGATCTCTTGGTCTTCGAAGCCATTGGATCCACTTTCTTTTACTTGGTTCAGAATGTAGGTGATACAATCATCGATATTTTTATTTTCCTTTTTAAGTGTTTTAGCGAATAACTGGTCATTAGCTGCAATGCTTTCTAAATGAAGGGTAATTACCCTTTTAAAATTTTCTGTTGATTTCATGTGTTGCGGATTTATATTGTTTGATTATTTTTTATATGTTTCTGGAAGTGAAAAACCTTTCAATTCACCGTAGGCTTTATTCAAAAAGTACCAATCGTTTTCATCTTTGAATTTTACGTGCATTGTACCTTTTTTGAAAAACTTAATTTCAAAGAAGCCCCATTGATACCAAGTATTTGGTTCTAAATTAAACTTTGATTTACAGCTTTCTTTATCCCAATTAAACCTATGCAAACTACCGATAGTGCTATAATTTGTTCCAGTAATATTGCAAAGTACTTTTACCAAATCATCTATTTTACGTCCGTTATGTGAATCATATCTTACTTGTATTCCACCGCTATAATTTGATTCAACAATACCTTCACAAATGAATTTTTTGTTTAGCATATATCCTGAATTCGTTTTCCATCCTTCAACTCCAAATCTATTCTCGTGGGTATGGCGTGTAAAATTATCCACGGCTTCCTCTAAAGCTCGGTTAAATGTTTCCTGGCGAGTTCCAACGATTATTTGCAACATTTTATAAATGTTTTTCATCGTAAACGGAACCTTCTCCTGACTTTCAACAAACTTATTGATGTCTTTCATTACTCCAGAAGTAACTTATTTTTCCATATTCATTTTTTTGAATATGTGGCTCCAACTCTTTTTTTGGATTACTTTTGAAAATTGCGCTTTATCAGTGATTGTTTCGTTATGGCCTAATTCAAGTTTTATTTTACTCAACCCAATTTGCTCAATGCAATAATTCATCGAGTCAATTTGTTCTTTCAAAGTATCAAATGATTTCATTGTACCAACGTATCGGTTGACTAAAGCTCTCACTTCGTTGTACTCCATCATTCCTTCACCTTGGGCTTCTTCCTCGTCATCATCCATGTAAAAACCTTCAAACTCAAATTCCTTTGAAACCATTGGCTTGAATAATCGAAGCAAACCAATATCAATTCCTGTAGTCCTTTCGGCATTGGAGAAACAATCTCCTAAATTTTCAGTAGTTCCATAAGTACTGATCAATTTTTGAAGCTGTCCATGCCTTCCGTTATTATCAATTGTTTGATAATTACAAAGCGATACAATTTCACAACCTTCTGGCGCAATATTCCAAGCATGAAGAATATGTCGGTCCGCATTAGAAAATGGAGGGTTCATATATATTGCATGAATATGGCTTATTTGCTCTGGCTTACATTCAAAGAAATCATTGCCAATTATACTACACTTGCCTTTTAGTATTTTTCGGCAATTTTCGTTTATTTCAATTGCCAATACCTCTTTAGCACCGTTTTCTTTGCAGTAGTCAACAATGTGACCGAAACCAGCATGTGGTTCCAGGATAATCTTGTTAGTACAATCTAATTGCATTAATTCAAGAGTTTCTAAATTTGTAGGGTATAATTCTGCGTGAAACATAGTTAATTGAATTTAAGGTTTTCAATTTTAGTGTAGGCAAATCTTCGTTTCACTTCTTTAGCTTTTTCATCACCAAAATAAGATACTACAAGCTTTATTGCTTCCTCATCATCACCAACATAGTCACATTCGTGATTCCCGAATTCATAAGCATACACTTCTTGCGGATCACATGTGTTGGTTATTTCATCACTGATAGCCTGATAATCTGAATAAAGATTTTCGATACCTTCTTTAGTTCCAAAAAGACCACCGTCTGAACTAAGTATCTTTTTATTTTGAAGGTTGTTTTCAATAATTCCTTCCTCAATTTGACTTTTTGAAAAAGCAAAAAAGCAATCAACTAATACTGGTTGCTGATCTTTTAATTTTGAATAAGTGTTCATTTTTTTTGTTTTTTTGTCCTCGACGACGATTAATAGTTTGATTTATTTTATACTAAAAAAAGCCTTAAACGTTCCCCGAGTCGGCGGGTACTTGTTTAAGGCTTTTTAATAATTTTTTCGTTCGTTGACTTCCGACTTTCAACATAGCAAACATACAAAATAAAGTAACATATTTTGTTACATTAGAAACATATTTTATTCTTATTTTTTAAAATAAAAATCACAGAATTCTGGGTCGTAAATCCCTAACTTCAAATTAACCTCGTTTCTTAATTCTATTCGTTCATAAGGCGTTTTTGTTTCCTCATTTCTTTTTAATTCTGATCGGATGAATGATGCTTTCAAAGCTATCTCAATCATATCGCCTTTCGTCAAGTGAAGCGCTTTATGTCTTTGAATGAATTCTACATATTCAAAATAATCATTTCCATATCTTTCAATTAGTCCCAAACGGTATTTTATAGGGTCACCGCTTTTATGGTGGTTACTAGCGAAAGATTGAATATGAATGTTATGTAGGTTCAAAGCTGTGGTTCGGTTTGCTCCAACGCTGATATAATGCCCTCCATTCATCTTGCCAAAATCTCCTGTGGCGATGCAAGATTGACCATAATCAATTATCCTTGCTATTTCGTTAATGATGGGCTGTAGGTGTTCAGCACGATATTTGTCTGGACTCATCAACTCAATTTTAGTCTTAGCATATTTTTTATTTTGCTCAATTTTATTTTCTTTTTGAACTTTTACTTTGGCATAAATAATTGATTTCTCCATCTTTATTTTTCCATTTTCAGTATTTAGCAACCAATTTGAGTAGCATCCACACATTTTTCCAAGGCCATAAACTCGATGTTTTGTCTTATGGCCACATCCAAGTCCTTTAGCAAGTCCGGTTCCAACACATGGTTTTTCTTTTATAGCTATCATCGAAGTACTTTTTTACAAATTCCTTCAATGCTTTTTTGATCCTTATTGTAGGCATTTATAATGGTAACAATGTTAGCCATCTCCCATATTGGAACCGATGAAATTGTTTTGTAAAATTCATCAACTACATCATAAATAACAGAAGTGGCCTCCTCTTCTTTGCTAATTGCTTTGTCAAAATGGTTTATTTCTACTTCCGAAAGTTTTGTAATAAAATTGTTTACAAAGTTTTTAAATGCTCCTGTAAAAAAAGACTTTGTTTTGCTTTCTGCTCTAAAATCAGATAAATAATTTAATAGAACTTGTGCTAAAATCTTGATGTGCGTTAATTTTGCGTCTTGTGGTATCATAATTTTGTTTTTTATTATTTTTATTAAACGAATATTTATATTTCGTTCATTTTGCTTTCGAGTGTTATTACATTGCATTTTCCCTCAAAATAAAGCACCTTAAAAATAAGCTCTATCTGTATCCTGGCATATATCCTAATCGTTTTCTTGTCGTAATAAATTGGCTTAATTTTATTTTTTTTTATCACTTCATAAACATTTCGAAAAGTGCATCCTGCTTCTTTTGCGATTTGCGAAATTGTTTTCAACCTATTGCCGTTTTGAAAATTTCATAATCTTGAATATGGTTTTTAAGATAATTCGAAGCCGTAATGCTTCTGCATTTATTCACAACGCTTCCAACGGTTCCTTTTCCAGTGATTTGATTATTCAAATCACGAAGAAAAGCCTTTGCATTAATACCATGTTTACCTCGAATATCTGCTTTTTCTTCGATTTCATAAATTCGAAGTTGCTGAAAATACAAGGTTTTCTTTTCCTGCAACGACATTGGTAATTTTCCATCTTCCTCTAATTTCGAGAATAAATGCCAAGCATTTGAACTAAATGATTTTTCAGTTAATTCGCTAAAAATTGATTTTAAAAATCTTTCCCGTATTTCATTTTTTTGAATTTCTGAAACTTCTGGAAGTGCTTCGAGTATTTTCTTTTTTTTAGAATCATAGATTCTTAAAGATTCATTTCTAAAATCTTTGTATGCGTTCAACACTTCACCAACTGAAATACAATCTAACATTCGAAATACTTTAATTTCTGAGAACTCTTTTGCTACATACATTTTGAAAGCTTCTTTTATTTCTGGAATTGTTAAGCTTCCAAATTTTGTTTTTATCAAATCGAAGATCAAAATCATTTGCTTATCAAGTTGTAATTCTTCTTCCTTGCTTGAAACTTTGATATTTAGAATCGTGACTAAGAAATTTATTAACTCGTCAGTTTCCTGCTTTGATTCTATGTTTTTAACTTTTGGGTGGTCTTCATTAAGAATTGCCAGAGTAGGTCTCGATAACCCTATCAACGCTAAACTTGTATGCTTGTTTTGGTCCAGCGGTAGTATTTGGTTTTCCATTTGAATTTTTGTTATTAAAGTTCTTATCATTCCTAGCCCACATTTCCAGTCGGCGTTCTAAATCCCACGTTCGTTCTAATTCCTGCTTGAATTTTGAGTTCGATTTATTAGGCTCAGCCCAGTACTTGTAAAAATCATTTAAAAAGTCTTTACCGTATTTTGATAAAAAAGGTTGGAGCGTGGAAGAAAATTTTAATTTTCTGGCAACTATCTCTTCTTTTATATTCTCTTTTTTTATTATTATTTCTTCTTTTCTTATCTCTTCTCTTCTTAATGCTTTCGTTTCGGTTTCTGTTTTTAAAAGCGAATCAAAACCGTTCGGTTTATTTTCGCTTTCAATTAGCTTTTTTGGTCTACCTCCTAAAGCACCATTTTTAGAGTTTATTTTTGATTTTTCTGAAAGCTTTTCCCACTGTTCATCAAGGAAATTAACTCTTATTTTACCAGATCGAATCTTTATTATTTTTTCAGAAATAAGCTCTTCAAATAACTCTTCGCTTTTTAGCCTTTTTACCGCTTGCTCTAGTGATAAATCGCAATCTTTCTGCCAATACAAGGCTTGTATATTAACATATAAACCTTGGGCTGATAAAGAACAAAACATTATATCTCCAGCAAGCCATTCGGCTGGTTCGAATTGAAAATATGGGAGTCGCTTACTCATAATTAATTTTATTTTGTAATTAAGTTTATCATATTATCTACATAACTCATTTCCATCATATCGGTTGCGCCAGTGATAGAATTTGCCGTGTGACGCTTATCTTGTATCATCTTATACAAATCTTCGTCGATTGTATTATCGCCCAAGAAATAGGTACACATGACGTTGTTAGTTTGTCCTATTCGGTGCGCTCTATCCTCACATTGTACACAATCAGCATAAGTCCATGGATATTCAACAAAAGCAACTCTTGAAGAGGCTGTTAAAGTGATTCCAACTCCTGCTGCTTTTATATTACAAACAATCAATTGGCAACTAGCATCATTCTGAAATTTATCAATATTAGCCTGTTTCTGATCCATTGAATCTCTACCCGTAACGGTTACTGATTTTGGAAACATTTCTCTTATAGCATCAACGATTGAATGTAGCGAACAAAAAACAATTAGCTTTTTGCCACTATCCATAACTTCCTGAATAAATTCCTTAACCTCATTTAGTTTTCCAAGTGCTGAAATACGTTTAAGTTCACCCATTTTTACCATGATTTCGCCACGAAGTTTTTTAGCTATTTCAGCATCAGTCCAACCGCTATCTTCAAGGAATTTCACAAAGTCATTTTTGGCTTTATTATACTGAACCCGTGTAGTAATATCACAAAGAATAGTTTGTCTTTGCTTTTCTGGAAGGTCTTTTGCTACATCCTTTTTTTCTCTTCTGAAGAACAAATTTTGATTCATCAAATAATTGAGTTCTTTTAGATTACTTGCTCCTTTTCCTCCTTCACAATACCTTGCTAAAAACAGTTTTTTATTTCCAAAATGTGACAATCTATTCATGATTGCTAATTGTGGATATAAATCGATTGGTTTGTTCACAACAGGTGTTCCTGATAATAAAATTACCCATTCTTTTTTATGCTCTGGAGTGCTGCATATTCTAAGAATTATTTTTGCTTGTTGTGTTCCAGGATCTTTGCACCGGTGTGACTCATCAATGATAATAGATTTGAAAAGTTTAAACCTTTCATCCATGATAATATCATTTGAGTTTCTCATTTTACCTTTTTCAGGATATTTCAAAACGAAGTATTTTTTCAAACTTTCATAGTTACAAATGAAAACGTCGTTCATTCCTAACTTTGAAAATTGGTGCCAATTAGTTTTTACTTTATCTTCTAAAATCATGGCATCTTTGTTGACCCATTGCTTCCATTCTCGTTTCCAGTTTATTTTTGTAGATGATGGACAAATAACTAATGCTGGAAACACATCCTCTCCTTGTTGGTCCGCTGCAAATAAGGTAGCTATGGTTTGAAGTGTCTTTCCCAGACCTTGCTCATCGCCATTTATATACCTCTTTAATTGCATTCCTCTTGCTACACCTTGCGCTTGATAAGGTCTCATTTCTCCAAATGCCAAATCGATTTTTATATTCAAATCTGGCATTGGATCAATGTTTCCAATTTCTTGGGGTTTTTCTTCTCCTATATAAATCCATTCGACAGGATTCCAAGAAGTTTCTTTATTTTTAAGTTCCAGAAGTTGCTCTTTATATCCAGTTCCTACAATGAAAACTTTTCGTGGCCAATCAAATCTTGCTCCTGGAATAAGTTTGATTGAATTTTGATTCTTAACACGAAAACGATCATAATTAATTCTTACATGAAATTCATGGGCATACTCGACTATTTGCATAAAATTTGATTGTTTGAATTAATTATTCGTCCCCGAAGCTTTCGTCTTCTTCTTCTTCTGAAAACATTTCAAGTTGTAATTTCTCGGCTTGTTTTCCTGACATATACTGCAATACTTCATCTTTCAATAAATCAACTGTGGCTGATAAATCGCTTCCAAATTGATAAACTCCATCAAGTTTTATTTTAGGAGTAGTGAAACAAATTTCACTTCCAATTCCGAGTTGTTTACCACCTGAAATAGTAATGCTTTCTTCATTTTTTGAAAGTGCAAAACCAAAGACGCGGTAATTAACAAAATCTTCGTGTTTGATGTCGTCTCTAAAACCGAAATAATCTTCTGGAGTTTTGATTGCTGATTGAATTAATTCTTCGTTTTTTATTTCATCACAAACAAATACAAAGTGTGGAGTCAATGCTCTAAAGGCATTTCTTAAATCATCATGAATAGGTGCATCCGATGATGTTTTAATAGAGTTGTTTACGTCTGTGTCTTGCTGATCGTATTCGAACGATAGGAATAAACTACTTCTAATTTCGGCTTTCTTAACTGTTACATTCATTTTTTTAAATTGGTTTTATTAATAATTAATTTTTACGATGCAAAAAACCCCTAATCGTTTGGCTCGTTGGTGGAAAACAGCCTCCCGATTAAGGGCTTGATAATTTCTTTGGTATAATGATTTCCACTTCATTACTATGATGCAAACATACAAAAAAATGTAACAAATATTATTCTTTATGAATATTATTTGTTACTTTATAGATTTAAAAAAAAGCAAATTGACTATTGCTTTTATCTAGGGTTCTATTGGCTTGTTGTTTCAATCTAAACTCTTTGCTTATCCAAATACTTAGTGGCCGGTGGTGGGCTTCTTTAAAACTGCTTTTTTGGGTTCTTTCAGTATCAAAAATTTGATGACTCCTGGATAACTTTCTAAAAGGAGTTCCAAAAATACTTGGCTGTGATGGTGGAGAATTACCAGCTTTAAAAAAAGCTCTTTTTAGATCATCGGCTGTGAACGGTTTCATTTGGGTTTTTACCCAAATTTCAGCAAAGGCACAAAGTTTTTCGCAATATACTTTGTTATTGTCTTCTACTTGCTGAACTGCTTGATTTGTTAGGTCGAATGGTGTCATAAGTAAATTTTATTATTTTCGATTTCTAATTCAATTTGTCTAATCATTACTAGATCGCTTGGTTCAGGAAGGTAGATCAACGCCTCTTTACTTGCGTAATCTCTAAACCGTTCGATACATAAAGTCATTTCTGCAGTATCTAAACCGGCAGTACTTCGCCATCTTTCAATTTTTATCAGTGTTCCAAATTCACCTTCATAAAACGTGTTTGGATTTACTATTTTCTTGAAAATATCTTGCTTTACCTCTGATACTGAATATCCAGTTTCTAAAGCAAACCAACCGAACAACAAATGCAAATAACCGTTTTGAGAAATAGTTCGTCGTTCCCGTTTTGCTTTCAATTCGAACATTTGCTTTTTGTCAATGAAACATTTTATCTTTTCAATTGCATGCTGGACGTCTATTTTTTTTTCGGCGTTGTAGATCATTTATCTAGGTGAGTTTTTTAATTTGTACTTGATTCGTGAAGTCTTAAAACTTTTGATTTTTCGCCTCTATTTTTAAATATAAAATCTCTGGCTTGTTGCTCTGAAAGATGGCTATTAATAGCTCCTTTTTGATGTGCAAATTCCCCTTTGGCTTCTTTTCTGGCAATACTTTCGAAAATAGTGTCTTCGTTGTAATTTGATTCTATCGCATACAAATCATAATCTTTTGCCGAAATTCCAATCAGATGCGAAGTGTCTGTTATGTGAATTGTTTTATGGTCTCCTTTGAAAATTCTGTATCCAAAATTTGGAACATCATGATATAAAACTATTGGAGAAATTTTAAAACTTCCATAGTCATAAACTTTTCCAGCCTCTAAAACATCAACGTTTTTAACACCTTCTAAATAATCTAATAAAAAAGCCCCACACGCAAAGCGCAACGTAGGGCGTTCAAAAGATAGTTTTTGTATAGTTGTTAAATTCAGATGATCTCCGTGCTTATGGGTCAATAATACTATTTGCAGTTCATTTTTTAACTGCTTAATACTTGAATAAGGAATACCCATATCTATAGCAATTGTATCATGATATACGATACAATTGCCTTTTGATCCACTAGAAATAACGTTGTACATTATATCAATACTTTTTCAGTTTCAAAGCTTGGTTCGTTTTGAACTATAACAGCTTCTTGAAAATTTCCAGAACGGCTTGTATTTCTTTGATTGTCTGATTCCTCATCACTTTCGCTGTCATTAGCCATTGCCTTAACCATTTCTGTAGATAGTATTCCGTAGGTTCCTAAAAGCCCTTTTAAAACAGTTTTTATTGCCATTTTAGGTCTAGCTTCAGGGTCACTCCATTTACTAACTCTTTTTGAATATTGCTTATCGGCAGCATACATTTTACTAAATCGAATAGCGTGACTTTCAATTTGCGCTTCCGTCATGTAAAGCGAGGATCTAAATCCATTGTTTAGCTCTAAACAAGCCATATAACCTACAATTTTACCTTCCTCATTATCTCCTAGGAATTTAATTTCTCCAGTAAATTTATTCCTTGAAATTTCGTCTTCACGAACTTCGCAAGCATTTAAGAATTTATATTGTCCAGAACGCAACGCCAATTGAATAAGTCCTTTATATCCAATTTGAAAGCTAGGAACTCCTTTGTAAGGAATGATGTAGGCATATCCTAAATTTTTGTTTAAAGGAAGGTTTAAAGCTGTAGCGTTCATAGCGCAAAGCATTAATTGATTTGGATCGCATAAAGCTAAATTAGCATCGTTGTTGCATAGTGTAATAAGATTAGCGACAAACTCTTTTTTGTTTTCTGCTAATGTTTCCTCTAGGTATTTACTAATACTTGGTCCGTTTAAAAAATTACCTAAACTAACTTTTTTAGGTTGTTGTGTTACTACTTGATTTTGCATGATTAAATGTTTTTATAATTAATATTGTTTGATTTCATAAATTCGCCTAATGCTCTAAGTTGAGTCATTGTGGCGGTAACTTCGAAAGAGGCAGTTTTTAGCGGTTCAGATTCTTTTGCTTCAACTATTGGAGCGAAAATTGGAGCAGAAATCGGAGCAACTTTCTTTTCAGAATAAATAGTAACTTCTGGATTTACTTCAACTTTGATTTCAAGTGCTTTTAATGCTTGGGCTTTTGCTTTTACGTCTAAAATTTTAGCCTCACAATCGTGATATGCTTCAGTGAACTTTTCTTTTGAAAGATTGTTTACATCGGCTAAAGTCACATAAATATCAGCGTTAAATTCATAAGCGTTGGTAATTTCCACATACTGCATTCCTAGTTTTTCAAGGAAATTAACACGGTTTACTCTTTGCTCGGCTTTCAACCTTTCAACCTCTTTTTGTTCGTTTTCTTTACGGGTTTTTACCGTTGTAATCGCACTCGAAACGTTTAATGATGCTTTATATTCGGTTAAAATTTCGGCTTCAAAATCAGTTGATTTTATTAGGCTTAAATCGTCAATTACCTTAGTAATATATTCGTTTACCTGCTCTTTGTATTTCTTTTCTGTGGTAGAAAGATTTACTTCAATTCCTAATTTTTCAAACTTGATAAAATCGATTTTTTCAGAAACGCACAATTCAGAAAAATAACTTTCAATTGCTTCTTTTTTATCTGATTTGATTTTATCTTCTACAAATGCAATTTTATCTTTTAAGAAATCAATTGCAGTTTTGTACTTGTCTGAAATCTCCGTTTTATAGGTATTTTCAAAAGCCAAATAAGGATTGTTTACCCCTTCCTTGATGAATTTACGCTGTGTTTCAAAGTCCGCTAATTCCTTGTTTAGTTCGGCTCTTAATTCCTTCAAGGACTTTACTGTATTAACTGTGGCGACTTGTTTTTCAAGTTCTAATTCTCCAATACGTTTGGTAACTTCCCTACCCGCCTCTTGCAGTTTGTGGGTGATTACTGGTGATTGTACCAGCTTAATTTGATTCTCCATTTTGCTCTGTTTTTAAAGTTTGATTATAATTTTATAAAAAAGTAAGTTGTTAATGCTCCGAAAAATGCTCCGATGAATAAGGTCATAATTAAAGCAATCATAATAATCGAAAACACTCTATTAACTCGTTCGTCATCTTTGTTGATGTGTTGCATGATTATTTTTTTGAGAATTGATTATTAAATTGATTTTGCCATTTTAAAAATTGCTATTGCTATACCTAAAATTGCTGGAACTGAAATTACTTTTAAAAACAAAAGCCAAATTCTTTCAGCGCGTTCGTCTTCGAAGTCGTATTTATTCCTCATACCGCTTTCATTTTTTTGAACGTTGATACTATCTCTGGAGAATAAACCAAACTAACTCTTCGGGTAACATGTCCAGCTCGATTTCTCCTTTCAGGAACTGGAACCCTGCTTATATTATCGTTCACTTCGATAAAGTGATGCAATCCATTTTCATTTATTTCGGTTACCTGTAAAAACCTTCCAGATTCAGTTTTAAAAACTTGTTTTGCTACTGCCATTATGACTTTATTTTTATTTTGGTTACTAAAATGATTGTTCCTTTTTGAGAAAGGTTTTTGTTTAAATTCGAAATTGGTTTGTCGAATTCGGGATCTGAAATGATTTGCTTTACCCTTTGGCGAAATGCTCTATTTATGAACATAATTGGCTTGATTTTAGGTTAAGCAAATCTTTTAAAGTAGCTCCGTTTTGTGGGTTTAAAAACCCTTGAAACGATTTTGAAGTTCTACTTTTCAAAGGATGCACATTTTTGCATTCCTCTATATTAATCTGGCGTCTTACATATAAAATGCAATCATAATACTTCTGAATTTTTGAATTTCCAGACTGAGTATAACCGAATTGCAAATTCAATTCAATTAATTTTTCTCTTCTACTTCTCAAAGTTTGAAGTCTACTTTGATTTTTTACTAAAATTTCCATACATTTGTTTTTTATTTTGCTCTCGATAAGCATTATTAAAGTTTGATTTAAATCCTCTTTCTGCTCGGAAGGGGATTTTTTATTTTACAAGAACTAAATTGCTAATCAACTCACTTTTCTTGTATCTACGTTCGCTATCAATAGCGTATGCATTTATTTTCCCTTCCTTTTGCCATTTAATAATTGTTGGCTTTGAAACCCGATAAAATGCTGCAACTTCTGTTTGAGTAAGAAGTATTTCCTGTTCTTTTTGTGGGTTTATAATTGCTAAAACACCTTTCGCAATCATATCCGTTAAATATTCAGGAGTAACCTGGATAAACTGAATTGACTTTTCCATCATTGCATTATTAAGTGTGTAGATTCTTTTTCATGCTCTTTTAATATTTTCCAAAATATCGGGTATTTTGTAAGAGCCTTTTCTCGGTTGGGTTTAGATACATATCCGTAAACCGTGCTCTGTTCGATTCCTAACTGTTCGCCAATTTTTTTACGAAGAGGAATGTCGTTTCGAATTATTTTTTTAATCTCCTCTGTGAGTTTCTTTTCCATTTTATTTGACTGATTTAGTGATAATTAATAATTTAGAATGATTCTAAGTTCTAATGGTACGTTTTTGGTTATGTTCTAACTAAGACGTATTCGTGCTGTTGTTGTATCGATACTAGATTCATTTTTCAAATCCAACAGCTTTTTTTTGTACTTTTTTTTAAATGGCGTAACAACTTAAAAGATTTCCTTTTCTATACGAGTAGATAAGGCTTTGTTATTGTAAGGCTGACACTTAGTACACTATTTATAATGGACAACCATTTTATAGTTTATTCGATATGTCAAAGAGCTTTTTTTTATACATTTGCTACGGGCATTTGTACACTGCAAATATAGAACGTAAATACGTTACAAAAAAACATAAAAACGTAAATAATTAACGTATAAATGTTATTTATATTAATTCTAAATAATATAGACAGATGGAAAAACAGACTGAAAAACAGATAATAAGTAATAGAATAAGGAAAGTAATTGATTTTTATAACCTGAATAACACCTCTTTCGCTAGAAAAATTGACATAAGACAAAGCACTATTAGTTCAATGTTCGAGAAAGGAACTAATCCAAACATAGACACCCTTTTGAAGATAATTAACACATTTACGGAAATTAGTCCAATATGGTTATTACTAGGAACTGGAGAAATGATTGTTAAAAAAGAAGAGATTGTAGGTGTAGAGACAAATTCTTTAATGAAAATAATTTCGCTACATGAAGAAGTTAAAGCTTTGTCTTTAGAAAATAAAAAATTAAAAGAAGAACTTGATCTTTTGGAAATTAAATTTAATGAAAATTTTAGAAAGAAAATTGGGTAATCACCCCCTTCATTGGGTTATTTTGAAATAACCAAATGGATATAAATCCTTATTTAAATAAATTACTCATAAGTTAAAACTAAATAACATGAACAATCCAGACGAAAGAATTTTAAAGTTAATTGACGTTTTGAAATATCAAAAAAGAGTTAATACAATAATACAATTTTGTGATGAAATTGGAATTTTAAGACAAACCATTTATAAAATAAAACAAGATGAAACGCACTTCACCGTAAGTCACATTGATACAATTTGTAATAAATATAATGTGAATGCAAATTGGATCTTTGGTAGGGAGAAGAAAGTTTTTAATTCCGAAAATAGCATCGAGCTTTAAAATACAAAAACCATCATTTAATAGTGATGGTTTTTTTTATTAAAAATATTTACTCAACTCGATTGCTTTGTCGCTGTTGCTTTTTCCAACATAGGTTAAAAAAGTAGATTCTTTTGTGTGGCCAGTAGCACTCATTAATAATGCCGTTGGTATTTTACCATAAAAGTTAGTGGCAAAGGATCTTCTACCAATATGCGAAGTTACCAGTTCGTTTTTTGGGTAATCTTTTAAAACTTTTCGCTTTGTCTTTGGATCCATTTTTCCACCGTAAACAATATCAGTAATTTTAGCCTTTTTACAAACCGATTTTATCAAAACATTATAATCCGAATCGGTAAACTTTTCTGGAAACCGATAATCTCTTTTGTTTAAAATTTCAATAACTTTTTTATGAAGTGGCAAAGTCATAACCTTACCTGTTTTTTGCTGTGTAAATTCAATCAGGACCACGCCATTTTCAGTTCTAATCATATCAGTGGTAAAACGCATAAAATCAGAAACCCGCTGCGCTGTGTAACATGAAATTAAAAGCCAATCCCTGGCACAATCTAAATCAATTATTTTTAAAACTACTTTTTCAATTTCTTCAATATCTTTCTCATTCAAATAAATACTTATTGCTTTTTTCTGAACTGTTTTTATATCCTCGATTTCGTAATTTATTTGTAAACCTCTTTTTCTGGCATGATTGCAAATTGCTTTTATTTCTTTTAGATTATTAGCAATTGTATTTTCAGCATATCCATTTTCGATACAGTATTTTTCGAATTCATTTTTAAATTCCATATCGATATTTTTTATCAAATATGGTTTTTTTGAAAACGACTGCATTTTTATTAATTTATTTTGAACCACTTTAATTTTCATCGAAGTACGATGATCAATTTCCCTAGCTCTTTCTTTCAGGTAAAAATCAAAATAAGAAATAAGATCCAAAGGGATGTTTATGTTTTCAACTGGGTTTATGAAATTCTTAAGCCATCTTAAATTTATCGGGTCAGTTGTATTATTAAAATGTTTTAGTAGATTTGCTTTTAGGTTTTGCAGATCAGTATCGAGATTTTTAAAATCTATATTTTTTAAGTTCTTTGGTTTTTGCTTTAGGTCGCTCCAGTCAATTGGATTTATAATGTAATTTGTTTTTACTTTAAAATCGTAATTTCGGCCATCAATAAATCGTAAATAAATATAGGATGGGTTTTGATTGCTAATTAGTAAGAACTTGATAGTTGCCATTAATTTAATTTAGGAATGTAAATGTAAATTAAATTCCGACATTATTCCGACAATTAGTTTAATTGGAATGAATCCATTTAAATTAAACATTACAAATACGCATATAACAATAGGGTTTTCATTGTTTTTATTGAAACTGATTAAAACTGATAAAAGCAAAGTCAGTACAGTCAAGGTCACTTTTTTAGATAAAAAATAACTCGTAAACTACTGTTAAATAAGTATTTACGAGTTTTTTATTAAAATTAAATTCCGACATCATTCCGACAATGTTTAAAAAAGCGTAAATTAATCAAAATCTAAAGGTTTATTTTCTTGTCCTTTTTCATAGATAATTTTAATTTGACGTGATTCAATTTCTAAAAACATATCTAAATCCTTTCTTACTACTTTTAATATTTTTAAATAATCTTCGTTTGTAGTTTTTTCAATCCTTAGGTCAATAACTTTTATAAATTTATGCATTGCTGTTTTCATATTATTATTTTTTGTAAAAATAAAAAAAAATAAAGCAATGTTTAAAAAATACATATTAAGTCCACAATTATATATCATAAAAAAAACCACTAGTTAAAGTGGCTTAGTATTGGGGGCTTCGTAATTTCTATTTTTTAATTTTTATTCATCAAAATCAATATCTTCTAAATCTTCCTCTAGCAATCGTTCTTCGATAGCAAGGAAGTTCCAAGCCTCTTCCATGATCCGTGCCTGTTCATTTTCAGAAGGTTTATCTCCATCAAACCATTGCACTTCTGCAATATTAGCATAAAATTCATCGTAGCCTGCAAAATAGGCTTCGTTTAATTTATACCGAATAAAACAACGTGGAAAACTCATTTTTATAATCGTTTCCTCCCCATCATGATGCTGATGATTTTCTCCCCACCAGTAATGCTTGTGTGCTTCAAATTTCTTCATTTCCTATTTTTAAAGTTAGATCTAAACATTCTGCCAGCATGTACAACTGATCCGCATTAGGTGAAAACACCGAAGATTCAATTCTAGTAATTGTATTTCGGCTAAAACCTACTCGTTCACCTAGTTCTGATTGTGTCCATCCTTTCTGCACACGGGCAGTTTGAATGATACTTGATACTTTGTTGCGCTTTTCTTCTATTGTACTCATACTTCTTTTGCGTTTGAAAATTCGTTGTTTTTAAATAATTCTGCTAATCCTGATATTTGTTTTAATCTTAAAATCTCGTCAGCATCCATACCGATATGCTTAATGATCCATGCATCGCTCATTCCTGCTTTTGTAAGTTCCGAAACTATATTGCTCATTAGTTCCACATCGTGAGAACCACGAGCTCTGTTGTGTCTAATAGTAGAAGCTACCCGATTACTTTCATCTTTATCAATTACAACTACTGGAAGTAATCCTTTTTCACGATCAAAAACTCTTTTGGAATTTTTCAAAATTGTATATCTATGAAATCCATCTACAATCTCATAAATATCATCTGAAATATTATAATAACACACTACTGGCATTGTGTATCCATCTTCCCAAATAGAAGTTTCCAAAAGTTTCATCTCTGGATGCGCTACACTATTTGGATTATAGCTGTTGGCTCTAATTTTGTCAATTGGCACAGCCAAAACATTGTAAACTGGAGATTTGTTTTCTACAAAATAAATTGCTTCGCTTAAAGCCACTGCTTTTTCTGTTGCGTGATTAATTACTGCAATAGTCTTTTCTAATGAATTAAAATGATCATAAATTTTTTTTATATCTTTAAGCTCATAAGGAGAAGTTATTTCAAGTAATTTGAGTACTTCATTGTCAAAAAAACCGATTTTTTTCATAATAAATTTTGATATTTAACCATTATATTTTTTCTTCGTGCCATTTCATTTTTTGTAAGCGTAAAACCCATATACTTACATAAATGGTCATTTTTCATTATACAAATACACATTCTTTTGTAAGTTGGGATTTCCTTTGCTTCTGAAATATCAATTTCATCAATGTAATCCATCATTACAGGTAATTTTGATGTCTGATAATTAGTGCTTTCTTTTATTTCAAGTTTTACTCCAGAATCTCTCAATTTCTGAATAGTTTCTTTCGATAAAACACCTCCTTTTTCTTTCCAAAAAGTAACCGATGTTGAAAGTTTTTCCAAATAATTAGCTCTAGTTTCTTCTGGCAAAGTCGATAAAAGAAAGTACATATAGCTTTCCCATGTATGACCAGCTGGCAATTTTATAGAATGCCAACCCATTGCTGTGGTTCCTCCATAAATACCCGTAAAATTAACCCCGTTTACACGGCTTAATAATTTACCCCAAGTATTAGGTTCAATAATTCTATATAGCTTCAAACTATCCTGTGCTGTCGATAAAAACGGACTGGCCACACGTTGCTGTTCAATTCCAACTCCAGCCATATAGAAGATGTCGTATAATTTATTGTAGGTCCAATTGAATTTCCCATTTGCTGTCCAAACATCTTTTGTCGTATAATCAAAAATAGGGTACCCATTGTAAACATTCAAATACATTTCCTTCGTCCACTTGATCCCTTGATAATTCTTGTAATTTTTAGCGGAATGAATGGCACGCCAACGGTTCAGGCTTTCTTGCGTACGAATTCCAACCAAACAAGCTGTTTTCTTCGCTTTTTTTAATTTATGGTACCAAAGTGAGAATTTTTCTTGAAATTCATAATCCCACATATTTTTCTTGTAAAAATCAAAATCAGTTTCAGTATAGCAATCCTTTGGCAATTCCGAAACCCAAATATCTTGTTTCGATTTTTCCCAAGGTCGCCAGTAATTCTCATGCATGGAGGTACAAGTCGAAACCTTGAACGGAACACAACATCTGTAGACTTCAAGAATATCGGTATTAGCTGCTAAAGTTTCATTAACATAATCAGTCGTCATTTTATATTGGGCTTCATAATCCAAATGAAAAACTCCAATTTTTCTATCTAATTTATGTTCTCGAATATAATCTATACATAAATTCAAAAGTACACCGCTATCTTTTCCACCAGAAAATGAAACGTAAATGTTGTCAAATTCTTCGAATAAAGTCCTCATTCGTTCCTGTGAAGCTTCGTAAACTGTCATAACTCTTTCTTTAAATTTTCTCTACCCACTTTTTTAAAATACTCCACCATACTGGTTTTTGCCTTTACATTTTTGTCGAATAACGCTTCAAGACCTACATCGCCAGTCATATCCCAATAATAACAGTCCTCTAGGTTCCCTGTTCTATAATTCCTAAAACTTCCCTGTTCCCGAAGTCCCCAATCAAAGTTTTTGTCCCAGAAAATCGTATAAGGATAATTCTGTAAATTCAAACTCATGGATTCCTTTTGATAGCTCAAAACCTGTGCTTTCGGAAACGCTTCTTTCAATTCCTCTTGGGAACGTATGAACTTGCAAAAAATAAGATGCTTTTCTTCGGGATAGGTTTTAAAATGTTCCCGCAAAACTTCAAACTTATTCATAGTGCAACAATACGTATGCTGCATCTTTTGTGTCATTTCTAGGAAAATATTATTGTTCTTTTCCTCCAATGTTTTATCGTCCAAGTACTTTTCTTTCAGATAATTATATTCATCCTTGGTTTCGTCGCAAAGCGTATAATTATAATTGTTCCAATATTGCTTGATTTCCAAATTCAAATCACACTCAAAAATATATTCCCCGATCAATGAATAGAGATAATCAATATTCTCAATTCCAGTAATGAATTCCTTCGTGTAATTCCGACCATATCCTCCAGACTTCGTGACTTTTGTATATTTCAGAAACGTATTTTTGAATTCCGAATAATCCATTCGCAGAATTTTTGGCGAAAGAAATTGAATTTGGCTCCATAAATCCAATAAGTTTTTTGTTATCGGCGTTCCGTTCAAAATCAATTTATATTCTACCATTGCACCAAGTGTGAGCATCCGTTGCGTTCTTTTGGCTTCAAAGTTTTTCATTTTGATACTTTCATCAACAACCAAAAAACAACGCCAAGCAGTTGAAATCTGTTTGTATAACTGCAGATAACTTCGGTCTGATAATTGCAAAGTTTCAATACCCATATAAACCACATTCGGACAATTGAACCCGCCCCATTTATTGATTTCGTCAATAATACTTGGCAAACCATCCTTTGGCTTAATGCTTCGTAGTGGACCAATCCAAACTACCAAATCAACTCCTTCAACAGCATTAACCATTTCAATTGTTGGACGAGTCTTGGCTGTTCCGGGTTTCATAAACAAAGCCCCTACTTTGTTAGGCATGAGCTTTGTTTTGACTTCTATTTGTTGCGGAAGTGAGGATATCATCGTTTCAGTTCGTTTATAGTGTTATTTTCTAAAGGCTCAATTTTTATTGGCTCGTGATACTCGACTATCCAAGTTGGCTTGATATTATCCGGCAAAATATCCATTTCATTAATATCAATATCAAACATTCTATTGATAATGAAAGCGGGTAGTTCTACATGACCACCTAACTTATTGTTAGTGGTAAACCGTTTGCATTGGCTTTTCGGGATCCAATGTTCTTCTCCTTGAATTTGGATAAGAAAAGCTTTAGGGGTTTCCCCCTTTAGCTTATCAAATTTTATGTTGGCTGATTTAATCAATTTTTGAAAGTTTAGAGAATCGTTTTAAAAGTTTTTTAACTCCCTCTACAAATTCTATCTCTACATGTTCTTCACTTTCTGCTATAATTGTACCCACGCCAAAACGATCATGATTTATTTTTGTATTAACTCCATATATTGGGTTTTCCATATTTTGGATAGTAGGAGTAGCTAAAATTTTTCTGATTACTTTTTCTTCAACAACCAGAGCCACAACTGGCTCAACTTCCAAAGCTTCATAATCACTTCTTGAAATCGACATTACTTTAAAACCTTCAATATCTTCTCTTTTGATAAAGTTTTTAGCAAAACCTTCTCTTAAATAAAGACCTCCGCCAACATAAAGATCCGCTATCGGTTTCACTGTTTGACAATCGTCAATTGCTTGGTTTGTTTCTTCGTTTACAACGTAGAAGTATTCTGTTACCAAAGCTTCCGCAATTTCTTGATCTACGTTTTCGATAACAATTTCCGCTTGAGATTTACACCAGTTGTAGTCTTGACTTGGGCATTCTACGAAACATTTAACATTGAAATTTCCTTCTGATGTTTCTTCTACATAAGTTTTTGTAGACATCTTTTTTGTGTTGTAACCACGGTCTAAGTAGATTCTTTTCAAATCTCCTTTAGTCCACATTTCACCGTTAAGTTTTACGGCTAAATCTTCGATTGTAATTTTTGTTGTATTTTCCATCTTATTTCTGCGACTTTACTGTCCTGCACCGGACTTCTTAATTATTACCTTACAAATGTAGCGTATAAGTATCATTTAAACTAATAAAAAAGGGATTGTTTTTAAAAATAAAAAATCCCGCTCTTTCGAACGGGAAATTTCAACTAATCAAAGTAAATTAAATTATACCCACAAGAATGATTTTATTTTTTCTAATATAACTGATCTGTTTTTCCAAATAAAATAAATTGGAATTAAGAGTAAAATCCAAATCGAATTCCAAATATTAAACTGTTTTTGGTCAATCTGTACTACTTCCGCTACTTTTTTAGTATTGGTTTTTTGTTTTATATCCTTTTTATCCGAAGTAACAATTTTAGCATCTTGAACCGTATTTTTTGACTGATCCGTTTTCGTATTATTTTTTTGATTTGTTTCTCGTGTTGTTTTTTTAGAGTTATTAAGATCAGTTCTTGTTCCATCTCCATTAATAACGGTAGCAGTTTTAGTTGGGTCAATTGGCTCATAGATTGTTTCTTTTGTGATGATTTCATTTTTGTCATCCACTTTAGTAGATTCAGACTTTTTCACGTTTAAATCCTCTGTTTTTGCAAGAATAGAATTATCGGATTGTTCAGTTGTAAAGGAATCCTTGACAACTGATTTTTCGACTTTTCGAGCTCCACAACCAATAAATATCAGCGCAATTAAAAATAGTAAGTTTTTCATTTTATTGTGTTTTTGTAAATTATTAATAATTTTTTTCTGTGTTCATAACCGTTAGAATCTCCAATATTTACTGTTCTATGACCAATATTGATAATATCACTTATTGTGTCTAAATTATCCTTGTCGGCAAAATCATTTAATCCATGAATTTTCCAAAAACATAAAGCTGCTTCGATTGCATTTTCCTCGATTAAAATTAAATCAGGGTTTTCGACAAAATCAATTCCTGTTGCTTTTGTTAAAGTTGAATAAAAGTCTTTTCCCGTTCCTTGGATATATCCACCACCACGATATTTATAACCATCTCCAGAATCTTGATTTCCGTTACCCATTCTGTTAGAATAAACATAATTTGCAGTTTTTATAGAGTCTCCTATAAACCCACGAACAAAACTATCTGACTTTTTTTCGAAAGGTGTATCGAACGCATCTGATAAACCTTTTGCAGTTTTATAATAAAGACTTTCACGAACTAATTTAAGCCCCGATTCGGCTGTTATTTGTGCCATAAAATGACATATTCGAAGTTTTGTGTCAACTCCGTATTTGTCGAAAAGGCTTTTATATTTTTCGTTTAAATTCATTATTTTTTATTGATTATAAAATGGTCAAAACCCCACGAAATAAATATCGCTACGAAACCTCCAATAGTTCCTAAAAGTGCTGCCTTAGCGTGCCAAATCTTCTCACGAACAATTAACTCGGAAAGTTCTTTTCGCATTTCGGCAACGTCCTCTACAAGTCCTTTTTGGTTTGTATGCGTATCACTTTCGAGATAAAATAGAATTCGATCTACTTTTTTTTCGAGGGCTTTTAATTCTTCCATTTTATTCTAAATTTTAAATTGACACCTATTATTTTTCTCCAGGTGTAAAAAAGTTCTTAATTAAATACCCAATTCCACCTGCAGCTGCCGCTAATTTTATAGCATTTACGTCTAAGGTTAAAACTCCAGAAGCTATACTTTGCTGAACAACAAC